GATCCAACAATATTCTCTATGTCACAAAGAATTACTTTGGCACAGACACAATTACAATTAGCACAAGCTGCACCAGAAATGCACAACATGTATGAAGCATTTAGAAGAATGTATTCCGCAATGGGTGTTCAAAATATTGAGGCAATATTACCCCCACCATCAGGCCCACAACCTTTGGATCCTGGTCAAGAAAATGCCACTGCGTTATCAGGTGGATCATTAATAGCTTTTAGAAAACAAAATCATAACGCACACATTGATGCTCATAGAGCTTTCTTTTCTAGTGCTTTAGTAAAAACAAATCCACAAACTATGATGATCTTACAATCACATATAGCAGAACATGTTGCACTACAGGCTAGAGAAGAGGTAGAACAAGAAATGCAAAAAGAATTAGAAGAAATGCAAGCAAGAGCTGGTGGTAAGATACCTCCAGAACAACAAAATGAGATGCAAGAGCTATTAGAATCAAAAATTGCTGAAAGAATTGTACAAATGACTGAGCAAATGGTCACTGAGGAGCAACAAATGATGGGCGAACAAGGTCAAGACCCACTAATAGAGTTAAAACAGCAAGAAATTAATCTAAAAGCACAAGATTTACAACGAAAAGCTGCTGCAGATGAGGCAAAAGTCGCTATGGATGCTGCAAAATTAGCTCAAAATGAAGAATTAACTGAAGCTAAAATAGATTCACAAGAAGATATTGCACAATTACGAGCAAATGTTAATCTGTCTAAACGAAAAAACTAAAATGAGAACACCAGTAGAAAAATTACAAGAATATTTTGTAGAATTGATGGCTTTTTCCGATAAAAGTACACAAAGCTCAGAAGATCAAGTGCTTTTAGCTGGTGCAATGATGGGTGCAGCTAAAATGCTGTACTCAAACAATCTGTCTTTACAAGAATATAACGACATTATGGATCACAATGGTAAAGACTTGATAAATCTTATAAAACCGACTATACATTAATCATTATGGCTAAGAAAAAATTTCCTGATTTAAGTGGTGACGGTAAAATAACAAAAAAAGATATTCTTATGGGCCGTGGTGTAATTAAAAAAGCTATGGGCGGCGGTGTAGGTGAAGCTATAAATGGTTTAAAAAAACAAGGTTTAAAAAATGGCGGTCTAGCGGGTAGACTGGCTCAACGTGGCTATGGAAAGGCAAGATCATGAAGTTTAAAAACACAAAGATGACTCAAGTTCCTAGTAAAAACCCTTTTCCAAATTCTGTTGTAGCATCTGATGCTGCAATAACTTTCTCTCCTTTTGTTGTGAGAAAGAATAAAGGAGCTGGACCTAAAGGACAAACTAGCAACATGCAGATTAAAAAAGTTCCATTTAAAGGTGTAAAGTAGTATAATCCAAAAATTAAAAAGGAGGTTTGTATGAACTTACTAAAAGATCTATGGGCACATTTGAAAGAATGGTCCGATTGGAAAATGAAAGATTGGATCAAAGCAGCTATTGTAGCGTTGATCGTAATAGTTATCATAGGAGCAATCTAAAATTTTATGTGGCAATTATTGGCTAAACCTTTACTTGGCGTCGTCGCAGATGGCGTCAAGGGTTTTGTAGAAACTAAGAAAGCGAAACAAGAATTAAAACTTACAACCATAAAAGCAACTCAAAAACTTAAAGAAGACCAGATAGCTGGTAAAGTTGCATGGGAGCAAAGTGCTGTTGATCAAATGAAGGGGAGCTGGAAAGATGAGGTAGCACTTATTGTCCTATTACTTCCAGCAGTTTTAGTATTCACGCCTTTACAAGAACACGTTCATCAAGGGTTTATCGCACTGCAGGATTTGCCGTCGTATTATCACAACCTACTTTATATTGCCATCTCAGCAAGTTTTGGCATCAAGGCAGGATCTAGTGCGATAGGTATGTTCAAGAAAAAATGAAAAAAGGACAGAGAAAAAAAGTTAAAAAAGTAGCTAAAGCTTTGAAAAAAGCATCTAACACACATGCTAAACAAGCAAGAACTTTACAAAAAGTAATTAGAGGAAAGTAATGCCTTTAAATAAAAAAGGTAAAAAAATAATGAAGTCGATGGAGAAGACTTATGGCAAAGATGCCAAGGCTGTCTTCTACGCTTCTAAAAACAAAGGAGTAATTAAAGGTGTCGAAAAAAAGAAAAGATCCGCTAAAAGGAACAGGAAAAAAACCAAAAGGTAGTGGGAGACGTCTCTATACTGACGAAAATCCACGTGATACTGTGGGTATTAAGTATGCTACTCCTGCTGATGCCAAGCGGACTGTGGCGAAAGTTAAAAGAATTAAGAAACCTTTTGCTAGAAAAATACAAATATTGACGGTTGTAGAACAAAGAGCTAAAGTCGCTGGCAAAAATAAACAAGCTGCAATTGCTAAAAAAGGCAAAGAGGCTATTAGAAAAGCGAAAGGAAAAGGATGAGCTACGAAGCGTTGTCAGAGTCAGTAAAGTTAAGTGAAGGTTTTAGAAACAAAATATATCAAGATACCGAAGGGTTCGATACGATCGGGTGGGGTCATAAAGTTGTCCCAGCGGATAATTTTGTTGCTGGTAAAGAATACACAGAAGAAGAATTACAAGCAGTATTTGATAAAGATTTAAGCAGAGCGATAGCTCAAGCTAAACAGTTAATGACTCAAAATAACATTGAAGATTTACCTGAAACAGTTCAACACGTTTTAGCGGAAATGTGTTTTCAACTTGGGCAGACAGGCGTGTCTAAGTTTAAAAATATGTGGAAATGCCTGCAGGAAGCTAATTTTATTGGTGCGAGTTATGAGATGCTGGATTCCAGATGGAACAAACAAACACCAAATCGCTGTAAAAAATTAGCTGATCTTATGAAGTCATGCGGATAGAAAATTTTTTTTCATATTACAAAAACGAACTAAAAGCTAGACAAGAGGTCATAAAAGACGCTATAGCTAGTGGTGTAAAAGATTGGGATACGTATCGATACATGATTGGTAGGTATAACGGTCTAAAAGAAGCTGAACAGGAACTCGCGGACCTGCTTAAGAAAACGGAGCTAGAAGATGAGTAAACTAATTGTGCCAAAACATGTATGGGATGGCAAAGCTGTTGAAAAACAGAAGAAAGAGATAGAAAAAGTACCTAATCCTACGGGATATCGGATTGTATTGTTTCCACTCAAATTAGACAGTAAGACAAAATCAGGTATAATATTGACAGATGAAACTGTCGCTGAGTCTCAAATAACTACTAACATTTGTAAAGTTTTAAAAGTAGGGCCTGATGCTTATAAAGATAAAGACAAGTTTCCCACTGGTCCATGGTGTAAAACGGACGATTGGGTATTAATTACTCGCTATGCAGGATCTAGAATTAGAATAGACGGTGGTGAGTTAAGGATTATTAATGACGATGAAATACTGGCTGTTATTGATGATCCAAGAGATATATTGCCAGCTAACATATTATAAACATGGAGAAGTCTATGCAACCACAAGTGCAATCAGAGCAAGATAAGATGGTACCGATAGATACTTCGGGCGATCCTGTCGAGATAGAAGTAAAAGAAGAAAACAACAAGGAGCAGGCTCAGCCTAATCAACCTGAAGTTCAAGTTGAAGAAGCTCCTATAATAGAAGAACCTAAAAAAGGTAAAGAAGAAGAATTAGAAGATTATTCTGCTTCAGTTAAACGTCGTATAGATAAGTTAACACGCAAAATGCGTGAAGCTGAAAGACGTGAACAAGCTGCTATTGAGTACGCTAAAAACGTAAATGATAAATATAAGCAAGCTGTTAATCTTGGAGCACAGAAAGATGAACACGCTATAAAAAATATTGAAGACAAGTTAGTTACACAAGAGGCTTTTGCTAAAAGAGCGATGGAAGCTGCCATGCAGGCAGGTGATGTTAACAAACAAGTTGAAGCTCAACAAGAAATAGCAAGATTAGCTATAGAAAAAGAACGTGTAAATGTTTCTAAACAAAAACGTGAAAGAACAAAAGGTCAAGAGTTTCAAGGCGAACCTATGCCTGAAATACTGCAACAAAGCGCCCAACAACCTAATCAACAATCTCAACAACCTATTCCAGAACCAGATCCAAAAGCAACTGAATGGGCTTCTAGAAACTCATGGTTTGGTAAAAATAAGGTAATGACGTATGCTGCTATGGGATTACATGAGGAATTGGTTGAAGAAGGATTTGACGCATCGACAGATGAGTATTATACTGAGATAGATAAACGAATTGCAAGAAACTTTCCTCAACAAGGAAGTCAAACTAGACCAACTCAAAAAGTTGGATCTGCAGTAAGAACATCGTCCACTGGACGCCGCACTGTGAAGCTCACACCATCACAAGTAGCGATCGCAAAAAAACTTGGTGTGCCACTTGAAGAGTACGCAAAACACGTGAAGGAGGCGTAAATGACTACTAAAGGAATTAAAAATCTAACACGCAAATCAGAAACCCGTGAAAAGGTGACTCGAAAGAGGGGATGGGTTCCTCCATCAAACCTTGACGCACCAGAACCACCAGAAGGTTTTCACCATAGGTGGGTACGATCCGAGTATCGTGGTCAACAGGATGAAAAAAATGTCATCGGTAGATTACGAAGTGGGTACGAACTTGTTAGATCAGATGAGTATCCAGATAGGATGGATCTTCCATCAGTAACTGATGGTAAGTACAAAGGCGTTATAGGAACAGGCGGGCTTCTTTTGATGAGATGTCCAATCGAAGTAAAAGAGGATCGGGACGAATACTTCCGTAATCTTACTAACGATAAGACAAAGGCCATCGAAGAAGATCTACACAAAGACGAGCACCCAAGCATGCCGATCTCACAAGATAGGCAGAGCAGAGTAACATTTGGTGGCAAGAAGTCTTAATTAGTAAGATCATTGTCTCCAAAATAATTTAGGAGACTACTATGGCTAACATAGACGCACCTTTTGGTCTTAGACCAATTGCGAAAGTTGGTTCTGCCCCTGGCGGAACAACTGGTACAACTAAATACTCTATTGCAAGTGGCGCAAGCGCATTATTTACTGGCGATCCAGTGACTCAACACACTGATGGTACAGTGAAAATCGCAACCAACTCAGATGCATTAAGAGGAGTATTTATGGGATGTTTTTATACAGATCCATCCACTAGCAAGCCTAGATTTAACAATACATTTCCAAACGGAACTGTAGCAAGCGATGCTATCGCTTTCGTAGCAGATGACCCTGATCAATTATTTATAATTCAACAGGATTCTGATGCGAATAATCTAGTAGCAGCTAATTTAAATGAAAACTGTAATTTAACAGGTTTCGGTAATGGAAGCACCACTACGGGTGTTTCAGCAGTCGAAATCGACTCGAGTTCAAAGGCTACTACTGCGACTCACCAAGTCAAGTTGATTGATTTTTACGACACACCGAGTAATGACGCTACTGCGAATAACTCAATTTTTGTTGTGAAAATTAACAACCATGAACTTAACGGTGGCACTGGTACTACTGGAACTTCGTAAGGCGTATAGGAGAGTATTATGGCTATTAATAGAGCCCAACTGGCGAAAGAACTAGAACCAGGCCTTAACGCCTTGTTCGGAATGGAGTATTCTCGTTATGAGAACGAGCATGCTGAAATATTTGACCAAGAGTCAAGTGACAGAGCTTTTGAAGAAGAAGTAATGTTAGTTGGCTTCGGCGAAGCTGCTGTAAAGCAAGAAGGTGCTGCTGTTCAGTTTGACACTGCACAAGAATCTTTTACAGCTAGATATTCTCATGAAACTGTTGCGTTAGCATTCAGTTTAACTGAGGAAGCAGTCGAAGACAATCTTTACGACACTTTATCTGCTAGATACACTAGATCATTGGCACGTTCTATGGCATACACAAAGCAAACAAAAGCAGCGAACATATTAAACAATGCGTTCTCAACTGCTGGAGGTGATGGTGTTTCATTAGTAAACACAGCGCATCCAACTGCTTTAGGTGGAACTTTTTCAAACAGAAGTTCAACTGATGCTGACTTGAACGAAACCTCATTAGAGCAAGC